CTGGCTTTGTTAGTGGTACTAAGAACTTCGTCGCGAAGTCTTATGCACTGCCTGATATCACCCCTGAGGGATGGGAGCTTATTAACAAAGGCATCGATGACTTACTGGCTGATCTACAGGAACAGGGCATTACATTTGGCACACTAGAACCAACACCTTATGTCAAAGTAAGATTAGATCAGGACGCGTTTTCTAATGACGGAACGATCGGCTTCCCCGTATACGACAAGGGAATGTCGCCTGCTTCACCGGACCTCGTTGAAGTCTTTAGGAAAGTATATGGTGTAGACCTTGGCTACATGCTCGAAGATGACGTTTTCGACGGGTATGACTACCGCGGCCCATGCCGTGTATGTGATCTAATCTCTGAACTTTGCCGCAAGACAAACTTTAGCATATCGCAGAGTGACATGCTCTTCAGCATCTTTGAAAGAGTTCAGCGTCACGGATACAAATCACTGCAGCCAGATAACATCGAAGCGAAGCCAGGAAAACAGCGTACGATCTGGATACCAGACGCCAGGTGGGGCGCTGTACATGCCATGGTATATGATGCAGTGATGAAAGAATTCGAAAGGGTGTTGCCTCTCGAGTACCCGTCGCTGATGAATCCGAACGACAGAACCGACAGCTTAGTCGCCTTGATGAACCTTGCCCTCAAGTATGGCGGCGTGCTGCTGTCGGTTGACGAATCCCAGTGGGACGCCACACTCCGTGCGAATGTAATGGCCCTGATACATGAGCGTATCGTCAAGCCGTTATTTAAGCCGGAGTATCATGCCATCGTTGATGCCGCCTGCGTTGTATATTGCTATAAGATACTCCTAATCGCTGATCCTTTATGGAGAGAGGGAGCTGCTGAGGCAGATGCCAGAATCAATGAGTTAATTGAATCCGTGACTCGCAATTATAAAGGGTGGGACCTTATTAAGGTGATAAACGGACTGGCATCTGGACTGAAAGGCACGATGTGGATGGGCTCCACGTATAATCTGGCGGCTTGCCAGTACCCAATGGCGTATCGTATGGGATACGAGCCCATTCCCCACCGTGGCCGCGGAGCTGGTGATGATGCCCTGCTCTTAGTTATTTACAAAGAGCCGATAACCATGGAGACAACCATGGAGGAAGCATACCA